TGCTGATCGGGAGTGAGATAAACGGAAGGCGGGGGTGAGATAAATCGGGATTTTGGGGGATTTGGGGGGATGGGGCGGGACGGTTGTTTGAAAGGGGGTTTCGCTGTGGAAAAATCGGCGCGCGCGAAAAATTCTTGGGTTAGAGCTGTTCTTCCAGCCAGTCGCGAGTGATGGCGTTGATTTCTTGGGCGTCTTGGTGGCTGATGCCGAGGAACGGGCGGGCGGGGATGGGGCCTCGGCCGAATTGGTGGGTGGCGGCGTAGATGGCGTTGTTGTAGATGACGGCTTGGGTGGCGGTGGCCTCGTAGTGCAGCCAGCGGCTTTGCAGGGCGCCGCTGAGGGTGAGGATTTTGTCGCGGTTCTTTTTCTTGTATTTGAGCGTTTTGGGCTTGAGGGCGGCCCAATGGATGCCGTCGGGGCCGGTTTCGGTCTTGAAACGCTCTTGCGTGCTGCGCAACAGGTATTCGCCCAGGCGGGGCATGAGCGCGCGGGTGTCCATGCCGGCCAGGCCGCGCAGTTTGGCTTGCAGGGGTTGCAACGCGCTGATGTTGACTGTGATGTTTATTCCGGCCACGACGAAATGCTCCTACAATGAATTGTCTTCATCGGGTGAGAAGCCGCTGCCACGGCCACCGACCCTACACCCGGAGGCGACCGGCATGGGGCAGCGTGCCGGTTTCTTCATGGCCGCCGGTACACGAGGACGCCTACGCGCCAGTCGTCGGCGCTTTGGGCGACGCCCTGGAATGCGGTGACGCCGGCCCAGCCGTCGTCGCCGCGCTCGAATACGATCAGCATGGGTTCTTCTTGTCCGGCGACTTCAAAGCGGGCGATGTAGCGGCGGCGCACCACGGCTTTTTGGGTGGAATACATCCATTCGATTCGCGCCCAGATTTCGTCTGGGTCGCTTAGCGCCTGGGCCAGCAGGGGCAGGTATTGCTCGCGGCCGCGCTTGAGCGCCTTCCAGTTGCCCTTGGCGTCCTGAAACAGTTCCTTGCCGATGACCAGGCGCTCGCCGATGGGGTCTTGCGCGATGGCGGGCTGCTCCAGCGTGGTGCCGAATGTTTCCAGAAACGCGGCCACGTAGGTTTTGGCGGCCAGTCCGGTGGGCAGCAGCATGCTGGCGGGCATGGGGCGGGGGTTGGGCAGCGGCTGGGCGGGTTGCAGGTTGGGCAGGCCCTGGCCGCCGGCGCTGCCTGGAACGGGCGGGTCGGGCCGCTCGGGCGGGATGGCGCTGCGCAGGCGCGCGGCGCCGGGGGCGTAGGCCCAGCCGGGGTCGATGCCTTCGGGGACTTGGACCGTGCGCGGCCCGTTCGGGCTGTTTTGGCCGATGGCGCGCTCGATCATGCGCACGGCGGGGGCATCGTCCGGGCCGTCCTTGCCCATGTTGCGCAGATCGCGCGGCCACAGCCCGCGCACGCTGCATTGGCAGCCCCAGCCGTTGGGCGGGTAGTGGGTGTTCCACCAGGGGTCGTCGCGCTCCAGAATCAGCCCGTCCCAGGCCAGGTGTTCCGGGCGCGGGGCGGCAACCCAGTCGGCATGCTGGTATTGCCAGTATGGCGCTTCTTGCAGTTGTTCGTGGCGGCCTGCCGCGTAGCTGCTCGACAGGTTGGTTTCGTAGATGACGCGGCTGCGCCAGTTGCGGCTGCCGTGGTAGTCCCAGCCGTGTTCGGCCACGATGCGGTCGAAGTCGCGGCGGAATTCCTCGAGTGTCGTGCCCAGTTCGATGGCCTTGTCGATGGCCTGGCGGAAATCTTCGAGGATGGCGTCCCGGTTGGCGCCGGCGACGACGAAGGCCCAATCGTGCTCCTGGCCGAGCACGTCAGTCCAACTGGCCGTGGGCAGGACCAGCTTGCGGCGGAAATACGCCAACTGCTCCTGAAACGGCAGCGAGCCGTAGGCGGCCTCAGCCATGCGGGCCGCCCGCCTCTTGCAGCACTTCGTAGCGGCCGGCCAGTTGCGCTGCCGCCAGCGCATCGGCCATCGCCGCCGCGTACTGCTCTAGCGTCATGTTCGGGATGAGCTGCTCCAGGCCGTCGCGGATTTCTTGCAGGCTGCCGGCGCGCTCGACCAGGGCGCGAATCTGGTCTATCCAGCCATCGACGGCGGGGGCGGCGCTGCCCGCCAGTTGCGGGGCCATCGCCACGGGCGGCGTTTGCGGCATGGCCGCTTGCGCGCAGGCGGCCAGCGCGGCATGTCCCCATGCCGGCCTGCCCGCGGATGGGCAAGGAGTTGGGCAAGGAGTTTTCGCGCTGAATGCCGCGGCGCCCAGCGGGCTGCCTGCCTGTCCAGCAGCCGGCGCGGCGGGGGAAAGAGTCGCCTCGCCTTCTTGCGGCATGGGGATGCCCAGTTTTTCGTGCGCCCATTTCACGGTGGGGGTGATGCCGATGCCGACCAGCTTGGGCAGGGCGTCGGCGTAGGCGGTCAAGTCCTCGGTTTCTTGCGCGTTGAGCTGGAACTGGGGGCAGCGGCGCGGGCCGTCCGGGGCCAGTCCGTTCAAGGCGGCGACGGTATAGACCAGTTCGCGCGTCAGCGTGGCGTTGATTTGCCGCACGTCGGCGTCGCGCAAATCCTTGCGCACTTCGTTGTGGATTTGGCCGAGCGCGTAGGTGCTGGCCGAACCGTCGCTGCCGCTGGTGAGGGTGGCGCCCAAAATTACCTTGCTCTGGTTGCGCTCGCACCAGCCCATCATCAAGTCGAACGCCTTGGGGTCGCCGTCCGCCGCGTTGTGAAACTCCATCAACATGCCCTCGGGCACGATGCCCGCCGCGTTGTGGCCAATGGCCGCCAGCGCGCGCAGCAGGGTGACTTTCTCCGCCTCGCTGGCGCTGGCCGGGTATTTGCCCACGCGCAGGGGGATGCCGTAAATTTCAAGGAATTCGGCCAGATCGCCCACGCTATAGTTTTTGAACAGATACGTCCACGCCAGTTGCCGAAACAGCGCCGAGCGTTCCAGATAGCCGCTCTTGGCCTTGTGCACGTGGGTGAGCCAGCCGAACGGGCGCAGCGGCTCGCCCACGGAACCGTCGCCCTGCGCTTCGTAGGTGCGCAGGCGCAGTTCCTGCCGGTAGCCGCGGTGCAGGGTAAACCAGCTTTGCGGGCGGTGCGTGAGGGTTTTGGGCAGCCAGAAGCCTTCGGCCCGATGCCACTCGATTTCAAGGCAGGCAAAGCCCTTGCCGATGGCGTCGGTCACATCGAACAGCATGTCCTCGAAGTCGTCGATTGACTGGAGCAGCTCGTCCAACTGCGCGGCGTTGCGCTTTTCGCGGGCGCTGGGGGACTTTTGCGGCGCAACCACTTCCCATTCGAGGATGCAGGCGCGGCGGCGCTTGTTCATTTCGCTGGCGATGTGGCCGTCTTTTTCCTCCATGTCCTCGAACAGGTCGGATTGGGCCGTCATGTCGCCCTGCTCGGCGGCGTCCAGTATTTGCGCAAGCCGGCTGGGCGTCAGGCCCCGCGTGGGGTGCGTTTGCAGTTCGCGCTGCAATGACGCCAGGCGCGACGTTTGCGGCGTGGCGAGGTCGGGCATTGGCATGGGCTGCCCGTCGTGGCCGAGGATGCGGGAGGTGGCCATAGTCGTTTACCAGGTGGCGCTTTGCTCGGGCGCGGCGGCGTCGCTGTCCGCGTATTGCTCATCGGCGCGCATGGCAAAGCGGGGCGCGGCGCTTGCGAGGTTGTCAAAGCCGCGCGGGCGCGCGGGCGCGGGGGTGAATTCGATGGGGGCGCTCGTTGCGTGCGCCGCGTTGAGCGCGAGGAACGCGGCCCAGGCGCGGTCGGCATGGCCGCTGGCGTCGCGCTCGGCCACGAAGCGCGGCGCGCCGGTGGGGCCGCTTTCCTTGCGCAGCTTGTGCAGATCGGAGCGAAGGACGTTGTCGCCCGCGGGGATGCGGATGCGCCGGTCCTGAAATGCCTGCTTGCCCAGCGTGGCCAGCGTGAGCTTGTTGGGGCCGGTAAAGAGCACGCCCTCCACGCGGGTGCTGCCGTGGCGGCGCTTGGCGTCTTCCACGGGTTTTTCGCCCATGCCGGTTTGGTCCATGCACACGCGCAAGACGCGGTAGCGCAAAAAGACTTCGGCCAGCAGCGCGTCCTGCTCGGCAAAGCTGGCGCGCTTGCGGGTGATGATTTCGCGCGTCCAGAGCACGTCGCCCACCTGCTCGGCCACCCAGATCACGAACAGGTCGTTTCTCGCCCCAATGTCCACGCCCGCGTAGCAGGGGCCGCCGGCGTAGTTTTGCGGCAGGCCGGACAGGTCGTGCTCGCAGGCGGCGATCAGCTCATAGTCGAGCCAGGCGGCGGCTTCGTCGAGCCACTTCAGCTCGAATTCCTGCTCCCATAAATCTTCGTCGCCCGCGCCGCGGCGCAACTGCTCGATGTCGCGCGGCAGGCCATCGGCGACGGCCTGGTAAATATCGGTGCTGTGGCGGCTCCAGCCATCGTCGTGACCAGTCATCAGATCGTAAAACTTGTTGCCCTTGCCGTTGGGCGTGCTGATGACGCGCAGCTTCAGGCCGGGCTTGCTGATGACGGGAAACAGGGCTTTCCAGATCGCGCGGCTGTCCTGGTGGAAGGCGAATTCGTCGAGCAGCACGTTGGCGCTGAACCCCCGCGCGGTGTCGGGGTTGGCGGGCAGCGCGGTGATGCGGCTGCCGCCGGGCAGTTCCACTTCCAGACTGCGGATGGCGGCGTCGAAGGGCGTTTCGTACTCTTTGAACCCGGCCTGCATGGCCCGCAGGTGCAGCTTGACGCCCTCGTTCATGGCCTCCCGCGCCTGCCGTTCGCCGCGCGAGAGGATGACCCACCGCCGGCGCTGGCCCCGGCTTTCGGCGCGCATGCAATCGAGCGCCAGCTCCAGCGTGCTGGTGAAGGTCTTGCCGCACTGGCGGGCGAACATGGCGATTTTGAAGCGGCTGTCGTCTTGCACCCAGCGGCGCTGGTAGGCGTAGAGCTTGAGCGCGGGCTCGGGCTGATGGATTCCCGCCTTCGCGGGAATGACGGAATTGGTGGCTTCAGAGGTCATAGGCCGCCTTGATGACCTTGGCCAGCACCTCGGGCGGCACCTCGCCGGTCTTGCCCAGATCGTCCAGCTTGGCGCGTTGCTCTTGCAGGAGTTTTTTGCGGGTGGCCTCCTCCACTTCGGCCTGAAACTTTTTCAGGTTGACGCTGCTGCGCGTGAGGGTGGCGATGTTCCTGGCGGCGCTGCTCAACATGCCCACGCGCTGGCCGGGGTCGGCGTCGGGGTCACCGGCTTCCTGCAGGGCCAGAATGGCCTCGAACAGCTCGGTTTGCACCAGCGCGGTCAGCGCCTCGCTGCGGGCGTCCTTGTCGTCGCCGGCCTGCTCGCGGATCAACCGGGCGGCCTCGGTGCTGGCCTGGATGGCCGAAAGGCGCCTCTCCAGCTTCTGGCCGTAGCGGTGCACCGCCGAGCGGCTGGGCAGATCGCCGGATTTTGCCTCTTGCGGGAAGCGCGCCTGCAGGTCGGCAATCAGCTCATCGAGCGTGCAGCGGCCCTGGCCGATGCGTTGCTCGATGTGGCGCTTGACCTCATCGGGCAAGCGGCTGATGCTGCTTTTGCGGCCCATGTCAGCCGGCCTCACACCTTGGGCGGGCGCGCAATGCCCGGATCGACCGGCACCGTGTACTCCACGATGTCAATGCCGTGGCGCGTGAGGTCCGCGC